ATCAAAATTAGGAGTTTCGTCAACTCTTACGCTTGCTTTTGGATTGATGTAGTACAATTTACCAATCGGTAAGTTAAGTGCCTGTACAGACACGATGTCATTTGCTAACAATTTAGCAAATACTCTACGGATTACGGGGAATGCAACGGTTTCAAATTGTCCACTATTTGATGAATCTGATGATTCATTAATCATGTGTGACAACTGATTTTCGAATAACTGCGCACAGTTTTCTTTTACGTTACCTTCAAGACCTTCCAAAAGTCCGATCTTTTCCCAACGATTTGTTGTTATTTCTCTTTGTTCACGGAGTTGTTTTAAACCAATGTTACCAACTTCCGCACTTTCCATTAAAAATCCCATTTTATAAATTTTTTAATTTTTTTAAATTATTTTTTTGCCTCTTTTTTCCATACTTTCAATGATCTGTTTCATTCTAGGAACATTAGTATAGGCTGTTTTTTCAACAACTTCATCAAGTTTTTGTTTTGAAGACGGCTGTATAGAAGCTGATACTTTGTTTTCAAGACTTTCAGTAAGTGTTTTCTTTCCACCTTTCATTTCTGTAAGTAGATTTTTATACACATTCTGTGATGAAGTGATACTATCAACTTTTTTAAATTCGTTGATAATTTTAATTTTGTCCTCTTGTGTTAACGCCAATTCTTCATTTACCAATAAATTATTTACATGTGCTAAATTGGTATTGAAAATTGCCATTTCTTGTAACTGTCCACGATATTTGTCCAGTGCGGATTTGTAACTTTCAACTAAAACCGTAACGGTTTCTTTATATTTCTTAGTTTCGTTTAATTTCTTAGTCAACTTTTTGTTTTCTTCAATTAAACTACTAATCTTTTTCTCTGATTCTGTTTGCAGTCCTGAACGCATTTTGTTAACTGCACCTGTGCCCTTATAAGGAACACCGGGAATTGATGTTGAAGGAACTTTTTTCATATTGCCCAATGTCTGTGTAAGACTTTCTTCAACTGGTGCTTCATTTGCACCACCACCTAATACTGCGTTAATATCTTCTTCGGTGATTTCCATATTTTCACCAAGTTCATCAATCATTGGACGAGTCGGTCCGCCCGGATTAACTTTGTTAGCTCCCTGTCCACCATTATTTTTTTGCTCTTCCATGCCGAGTTCATCGATCATAGCAGTGGTCGGTCCGCCCGGATTAACTTTGTTAGCTCCCTGTCCACCATTATTTTTTTGCTCTTCCATGCCAGCACCTTTTATTATATTATCAAGTTTATTCCTCATTTCAACAAGTTCATTATATGGAATTCCACCTTCTTGAGTACCTTGATTTGGAGTTGCACTTGCAGTAACACCACCACCAAGTTCTTCACCCATATTTGACATTGCATTAATTTCTTCTTCAATTTGTTCCATTGTAAGAAGTTCATCCATAGGTTGTGCACCATCTAATGACTGATTAGCATCAGTTTGATCAAGTTCTGATAAGTTATAATTTTCTGAAACATCCTTTTTTGTATTTGCTATTGGTTTGCCAGAAGTCGGACCTACAATTTTTTCATTAAAGATTTTACCTTTTTCACCTTCTCCTTTGCCTTTATTTGGTGTTGCACTTTCAACATCGCCCATGAAATCTTTATCACGTTCTTCTTCAAGTTTTTTAACACCTTTTTTTGCTTTTTCATCAAATGGGTCACCTTTGCCAACAGTATCAGTAATTTTTACGTCTTCTTCTACTTTTGCAACGTTTTTTGGTTTTTCTTCGAATGGTTTACCACTACCAGCAGTTTCTTTAACAACCTTTGGGGTCTCTTTTAAATTTTTCATATCAGATTCTTTTATTGTTTCAGCTTTATCTACATTAGATTCTTTCGCTGATTTATTTTTATTTAATTCTTCTTTTAAAATATTATTAAATTCCTTTGGGAATTCATTAGCCAATCTTTTTTTAGCATTAGCATCCGCAGCTTGTTGAATATCTTTATAATCAACCAAGGCTTCTTTTAATATCGATTTTTTTTCGTCTTTCATCTTATTTTGTATCGTATCTAATACTATAATTTTTATATAAATACACTATTTTTACGAAAAAGCATATTTTATGCCTTAATTTTCTTGCTTTTTCAAATTATTTTACTTATCTTATGCCACTTTAAAATTCATTATAATAAGAACTTATTAACAGCATTCAATATTTTATTATCTTCTTCCTTAAGATAAATACCATTTTTTTTCACATAATTTTCACCAAATTCAGTACTACCTTGCTTTTCTGGAAAAAGAAATGCACCGGGAGTGCTTGGCGTTGCAACTAAGTCAAAACCAATTAATTCAAAATCGTTTTGAACAAGATTTTCACCACTTATTTCTTTAAGTGTACCAACACCACGAGAAGAAATTCCTAATCTGATTTTATTTTCAAGATATAAAACAATCTTATCGCCAATTACTGAAACAACACCATAATTAATATAGCCTCTGGTTATAATAATTTTTAACTGTCCATATAAAACATTTGCCTGATCACCCTTTCCCCACCACATTTTTGTTATCATGTGTGAGATATTTTGAAGAGAAATAATACTACTATCTGGATGATCAGCTTCTGAAACAGCACTATTTGTATTAACTAAATCTTGATACAAATCAACTTGTGGTACTAAAACATCTTTAGGATATATTCTACCATTTTTATTTTTTACGCCCCATTTTTGTAATATGCATGTAACTAAAACTGGTTCATTTGGTTTAAGTGTAAATCCTTCATTAATTAACTGTGGATTCAAATCTGCACTTATAAAACCAGCGTCATGTTCGATTAAAAGCATTTTTTCATTAAAACGATTTTCGGCAAATAAATCTATTACTTTTTTATTCATAATATTTCCATATATAACCACCTGCGGTTTTTTTTCTGTTATTACACACATCCGAGATAGTGCAACGATTAATTTTTAATTTTTTTGATGCAATTATTAATCCATCCCAAATTTTAATTATGTTATGATTTGTATCTAATTGCATCACGCTTCTATATTTTTTTGAAGATTCGGGTCTTTTTTTACCATACATAGGGTTACCACTACCAGTACGATGAATTGATAAACTTTTTCTTCCTTCTTCACTAATTTGTCGATTTTTAGCACCAATTTTCATTTTTTCTATTGTTTCATTAGTGTAAGTTCTATTCATTAATGCTTGTGAAATTTTTTTATTAACAATTGAACCTAAATTACCACCAATACCTCCATTTGCTATATTAGTCAAATCAAATCCCCATGTCTTAATCGTGTTAATCCAATAATTTTCCCAAAAACCACAATCATTAACAGAAACAATATCAAGAATTTCAACAATTGGTTTTAAATTTCTATTTAATAATGACTTAATCCAATTATTTTTATGTGTAATACTATATTTACATTTTCTTATGTGTTCAACTAATCTTTGATTTGGATTGTCTGATTTGCCCACATATCTAATTTCATTAGAAATTGGGTCAGATAAAGAATATATATATGTTAATTTAGTATTATTTTCTTGTAATATATAGCTCATGTTAAATATCTTTATCTATAAATAGTTTAAATAACTTATTTGGCAACTTAATTTTACATTTTTTATAATTACGTATTTATAGTAAAAATCATAAGAATGTCAACAGCACATAACGGTAATATAATTTTAATTGACCCTAACGATGTAAATATTAATCCAAGCATCACTAACAGTATTCCACAATATCAAGATATGTTCATTTTTGCTGAACTTAAAGCAACGAGAAAAGGAAGAACTGTATTAGAAACAGCCAGTGAATTAGGAAATGGCGGTAATATTCTTAAAACTGGCTTGGAAAAAGATGTTGCTGAAATTAACTTTATTGGCGTTGATCAAAATATAAATAGTCCAAACTATTTGAAGTTCACCACAAACTATTATGATGGCAGTAATGGAAATGAAGGATTTGGTATGAGTAGTATTAAGGTGATAATAAATTCATCATTTGTACCACAAGTAAGTATTCAATTTATTGACGTAAGAGGTTTGGCATTTTTTAATCGTGAAAATTCACCATATAGAATATTATTTGATTTTCCACCACCAATATTTATTCTTACAATTAAAGGATATTATGGTAAATCAATACAATATAAATTACATTTAGTTAAATATACTTCTGAATTTAAAGCAGAAAACGGTAATTTTGTTATTGATGCACAATTTGTTGCAGTTACATTTGCACCATTAAGTGATGTTTTATTTAGATATATTGTTAATTTTCCACTTATTCAACAAACAAATACTTCAATATCATTAACTCCACAACCAAATGTACCACCAAAAAATACATATGAATTAATTTTAAAGTTAAAAAATTTATATGATAAAATTTCAAAGGAACTTAAAACTCTTCCAGAAACACAAAAATATGATACAACATTAAATCAGTTAGCAAAAAATGCATCAACATTATCGATATTAGCTGATTATAAACAAAAATTAAACGATAGTGGTACTGCATATTTAATAACAGTAGATACATCTGCATTAAATCCACAATCTCCTTCAAGTACATTACCATCATTTCCATATGTAATTAATAACAATAATCAGCCAACAGTAATTGATGAAAAGAATATAATAAGTACAACAAGTTTTAGTGATTATGATAATATTATTAAATCATTTTCAACATATGCAGTACCTGCAAATAATACAAAAAAACTTTATATTGTGTTTGTTTCAGGAAAGGTAGATACTGTACCATATACTGGTGTTAAAAGTAAAGCAACAAAACTTAGCTTGGCAATGGATGATTATAAAAACCAACTAATTAATAGTTATCAAGATGTTGGACTTGCAAATACTAGTATTACAATACCATCGGTATATTTTTCTAATTCATATGATATAACGGCATTAAAAAATAATGTGCCATCAACAATATATACTGGTATTGATATTACTGACTTCTATATGAAACTATATAAAGAAAGAACATCATTAATTAGTTCAAAAGGTGTTCTTACTACAACAATTAATGGTATAATTAATAATATAATAATGAAAAATCTTGGCATGATGCCAAGTATATATAATATTTTTGAAATATTATTAAATGATGTTGATACTTTTTTTCAAACACTTAGAGATGTCTCAAACAAAGCAGAAGTACATCATAATAATCCCGATTATAATAAAATAATATTAAATACTAAACCCAAACAATATGTTGATATAAAATCGCAAGCTGCAACAACTCAAATATACTCATTTCCATTGGTAATTGATCAACAAAATATTACTGGTGGACAAAGAGAGGTAAGAGTTGCACCAATTAAATTAAGCCAATTATTACCAGAACCATTTCCCGAACTTACATTAGTTGAAAATTTCATTGAAACATTTAATAAACAAAGAAAATTTACTGAATTAATGAATGCTAAAAATGAATTAAATGCTGATGGTACATATAAATGGATACCTATTTCACCACTTGATTCAAAAATTGGAAGTAGTGATACTTCAAGTGCATATACCGGTCCGTACTTTGGCATAGACACTATTGATGGTGGTGGAAGTACCACAATGCCAATTAATTTAACTACCGATACTAGATTATCACAAGTATTAAAAATTGTATTAGACAGATTTTATATTTTATCACAAAGTTCATATCCAGCAAGCATTTATGGTAAAGACAAACAAATTAGTAGAGCATATATTGATTTTTTTGCGAAATCTGAAGCAGCAAACTTAGCAAACTCAATGACTGAAACCAAATATGCAAGTAATATAAAAGATAATGCTAATAAATTTGTATCTAATTTAAATGATTTTTATACATATCTCAATACTTCAGAAATGATAAATCATTATATTTTTACTCCAGCAGACAAATCTTCCTTTCCATTAGCAGGTGATCAGGCGGGAAATAATGAAGTATATGTTGACAAAGAAAACGGTGGTTATAGAGGAAGTATTGTAACTGATCAAAAGATTAATCTTCAAAATTTTACTAATGATACTACAAAACCAGTTGATAAATTTCAAAATGATGTTTTAAGAGGTTTATTTGGAAATATACTTAAAGGTAGAGAACATGAAAGTTTTTATAATTTTACTGATGAAAACCTGTTGTATGTTCAGGATAAATTTGTAAAAGATGGTGTAGTTGATGAAAGTGAAGTAGTTACTGATAAAAATGGTGTAAATATTAAAACAAGATATTTGGATTCAACAGCATTTGGTAATAATGCCAATGCAACTACAATTCTTGGAATTCCTGTATCATACAAATCAATTGTAATTCCAGAATTACTTGCATCGGGTAATACATATTTTAGACAGATTGGAGGCTTCCCTAGAAGTGATGCTGCAAGTCTTAAAAATTTTGATAATATTATTAATCCTTGGATTTTTCAATTATCAAATTTTGATACTCAAATATATAATACAATTATTAACAATAATAGCAGTTCATATAATCAGAAATTAAGTGCATTAATGTTTTTATCAAATTATGGATATTCTTTAAGTCCATTCAATCAATATCCCAATAGATTAAATCCATTATTATTTACAATTGCTGGAGTTTTGGAAACACCAAGTTACATACCTGCTTATCTTGGTGCACTTATAACAGCAACAGATGGAAGTGACCCAAAATTTACTATTCAAACAATTAAAAACTTTTTTCTTTCTGGTAGTGGTAAAAATTTAACTAGTTCAGGATATTTTATATTTGCCGATCTTCATGATGTTAGTAATTATTTATCAACTGCAGATAAAGCAGTTTATAAAGCAAGATTTGATACATTTTTAAGCAATATCTATCCTTCAATATTGACTGGTGTACAAGGATTATATACTGATGTAAATAATGCTACAAGCAAATTAACAGGATTAGCGCAAATAACTAAAAAAGAAAAATTATATACATTTTATTTAAATCCCAAATCAACAGAAAATGGGTCTGGTTATCGTTATTATGAAATTCTTTCACCATTAATTACCAGAACAAATATAGTAAATTACAGTGAAATAACGTTTAGTACTGGTACAACAAAAATAGGATATACCTCACTTCAAACATTAAACACAAATACAAAGACAAAAGCAATTAATGATTCATTCTTTAAAACATTTTTTGGCGAATTATTAGCTAACATCAATACTAAACAAGCAGATTTAAAAAAAGAAGAAACTGCCAATGAAAAACTAAAAGGTGATGAAGATGTTATAACTCAAACGTATTATTCTTTTAAAAACATTAATGATAAATGGCTTACTGCCCCTAATATAGTAAATCAAAAAGGTTATCCATCAAATGAATCAAACAGAAGATTAATTGATTATTTTGCATTTGTTGATAGAGCAATGAATCCAATTGGAGATACCATAATAAACGTTGAAATATTATCACAAATATTTGAAGACCCAAATGTAACAGTATTTAGCGCATTATCTCAATTATTATCATTAAACGGATTTGAATTTTTTCCATTACAAAATTTTATGTCATATACACAAAAAAGTTGGGAAGATTCATTTATAATAACACCTGATATAAGTATAGCTCAAAGTGCAGCATTTGTATGCATGTATATCGGTGGTACTTCAAGTTATCCAACAGGTGTTGCTAACGGATTTGTTGATGATGGTATTACTGATCTCTCAACATCAGCAACTGTTGATTTTAAAACCAAACCACCGCTTGACCCAACTACAAAACAATTAAATCCAAACATAAATTCAAATTCTGAAGATGGTAAACAGATTACAAAAAATGTTGGATTTCCTTGGGGACAGGTTAGGGCATTCAGAGTAAGATTTGGAGAACAAAATCAATCTATGTTTACTGACATTAAAATTGATAGTAAAGAATATCCTGAAACAAATGAATCTCTTCAAATATTAGCAAGATTAGCTGGTGATAATAAAATACAAGCACCAGTTCCTAAAGGTCAAAATTTATATAATTTATATGAAAACAGAGCATATAAAGCTACAATTATTGGTTTAGGAAATGCTATGATTCAACCAACACAATATTTCCAATTAGAAAATGTACCTCTTTTCAGTGGAGCATATATTATATTAACAGTTGAACATAATATTGAACCCAATAAAATGACAACAAGTTTTGCTGGTACTAAAATACTTAGATATCCCGTTCTAAGAGTATTAAATCCTGCAGCAATTATGGGATTTGATGGTGGAGATTCTGATCAAACAAATCCATATACACAGGGTGCTGGTGTTGCTACACAACAAGTAGGAGCAATTACGATGTCAGACCAAAGATTAGCACAATTAAATTCAGTTTATGGCGTTGATGTTTCTGCATTTCAACCTAATTTTAATTGGAGTAAAGCAGCCAATAGTACTAATCCAGATTATCCAAGCATTAAATTTGCAATTATAAAAGTTAGTCAAGGTAAAACTCGAATTGAACCACTTGCAAAAACACAGTCAATTGGAGCAAAAGGTGTTGGACTTAAAATTGGTTATTATCATTATGCCCAACAATTTAATGGTAATAGTCAAGATGCTGTTATTGATGCAAAAGCACAAGCAGCATACTTTGTTAGTACAGTTAAAAGTATGCCAAATAAATCAGATTTTCCACTTATGTTAGATGTTGAGGATAATGAAACAAATAATAATCTTTGGACAAGAGATAAAACAGTGGTTAATTTATGGATTAATACATTTATTGGTGCATTAAAAAATAGTGGATATACAACTATGCTTTATAGTGGTAAACCTTGGCTTGATACCCACACAACTGGTAATTTTAACAATATTCCGCTGTGGCATTCACAATATCCACAAAAACCAGAACAGACTGACCCATCAATTGCTGAAGCATGGAAAAAACCAAACAAGAAAGATGGTTGGACTGTTTGGCAATTTAGTTCAAGTGGAAGACCTAATGGATATAATAATAATGTTGATATAAATGCAATGAAAAAGAATTTTTTTGATTCACCAACAACTGCTTAATTATAATAAATCTTTTTTAAGTTCATGCAGACCAATAATATCATCATCCACTGTTTGTGGATTGAATTTCATTTCTCTGATCCTTTCAATTGCTTTTAAAATATTTTCTTTAACAGTATCTTTATTAATTGATTCGAGTATCTGCAAATCTTCAGCTTTATATGTTTCAAGAAGATCAGCTTTTTCACTTTCATTTGCATTAACAAGTTTTTGTAATAAAGATTTTTCGTCTTCAGTCAATATTTCATATTTGGTATTAAATTTATCAACTGCTATTTCAATAACATCTTCATTTATAAGATCATTATCTTCTATACTTTCAGTAAGACTTTGTTTAGTATTTTTAATGTGATTTAATACAATTGTAAATGAATCATGAATACTATCAACATCTACAGCATCATAATTACTTAATGATTCTTTAATTAAATTACCAATGGCAATATATAACTGAACTTTTTCATCATCAACTTGAATATCTTCAGTAAGAAATGGTTTTAATTTAGTATGCTCTTTATCAAGTTCACCAAGTGTATATACTTCAAACAACTTAATGTTATTATCAATATA